CACTATCCCTTATAACGCAGCACGAAGCCGACATTCCCGTACTAGCGCATTTTCGCTCACAAGCCCCCAATCCATCCTCGATGTTCCCGACTGGGAACTTGCCAAGTTAGCGTTCCCCCTGCAATTTGACGCTACCACCCCGCGCCTCTGCAAGAGCACTTAGTCCTCGGCACGCGAACCCGTGGGTGGCACTTTACTTACGCTTGACTTATGGCTCCTGCGGTTGGGATCGAACCAACGACCTAGCGATTAACAGTCGCTTGCTCTGCCGCTGAGCTACACAGGAATTTTGCACCGCTGGGATTTGAACCCAGTTCTCCGATTGTGACAACGGCTGCTTTGTCCGTTAAGCTACGGTGCGGCTAGACTCGCATCAGCGACTCCGAAAACACGATCTACGCTTGGCAGTCGTGCAAAAAAGTAACCCCCGGTGGTGCGCTTTGTCAAGAGGCGGCGGGGGTGTTGTTGACTGGATGGTAGTGGTTTATCCCCTGCGTGTCAATTTCACTTCGTCTCAATCTTCTTTGTCTTCTCTATCACACCTTCTTCTGTATCCTCTGTATCCTCTATATACTGGGGTGGGGTGAATGGGGGGTCAATGACACCCACAAGTTCCCCCTTGACGCATGGTGATTCCCTCCGCATTTGAGAAGCATGCCCGACATGGTGTTGGGTTGATACTTTATTACGATTATGCCACGAGGCGATTCATACGACCTTCAAGGTCAAGGCGGCGGACAGGTGTACTCTGGCACGGATGCGGCTGTCGGCCCATTCCGTTGGGTTCAGACTGTTGGTGACACTAATTTCTCTGTGTTTACCGCGCCAAACATCACGAATGCTAGCACGAAGTTGATTGGTGTCTCTATCCCTGCGGGTATTGGCATTGGTGGCAACATCACTGGCTTTACGCTTGCTTCTGGGGTGGTTATTGGTTACCGCGCATAATGTCGCAGTTCCGATCCACTGGCGGGTTAGACGACCCGATTACCGAGGATGGTGATCGAGGGTTTGTTGGCATGAACCAGAGGTTACAACCAAACCTGCTACAAGCTGGCGAGGTTGTTTTGTCCCAGAACGGAAGGATGGAGGGCTATTGGAAGCCCCGCAAACAGGTGGTGAAGAAGTCCGATCCGTTAACTACGGGTGGCAACCCACTAAACCTACCATTCATGCTGATCGATGCACCAAAGAGCATCACGGCTGCGATTGTTCCAACTGCTGGAACTGTCCGAATCACGATCAATAGTCACGGATTTTTAGCTGGATCATCTGGTTGGGCGACCGTGGCAGGATTGGTTGGTAATGTCGAAATCAACGGCAATCAGTTCGTAACATATGTGAACGCAAACACTCTGGACTATTCCGTTGCTGGAGTGACATCAATTTCGGATCAATCTGGCACATTGTCCCAAACGCCAATCAACGATAATGCTGCGTCTGAAATTCGCGCATCATGTTTGTTTAGTGATCCCAACTCAAACAACGACGAGTTTGTGATTGCCGCATTGGAAACTTTGGCAAAGAAGATCAAGCTATTGGACTATTCGGCTACAGACATTGAATACCCGACTGGAGAAACCGTTGGCCCGGTATCCGACATTATCCAAGCCTTTGACAAGGTAATCATCTTCCGCGATGGTGATCGACCTCTGGAGTGGTATTTCTCTGGAAGGCCGATTCTAGTCGCTACCCAGTCAACCACCACCGTGACCATCACCGCTCGCAATCACGGGCTGAAGGCTGGTGACCAAGTAACTATTTCAGGTCTTACTGGCACAAGCGCACCAAATGGCACATTTGTGGTGTCATTGGTTACTGGCTCGGACACATTCCAGTTTACAACAACCAGTTATACTGGTTCTTTTAACGCTGACGCTGGAATTCTAAATACACACTTTACACTGGGAGTTTGTGGTTCTTACCAGCAACCAGAACATATCGTAACTACAGTTGGTGGATTCAAACTGACAGATAGTACTGCGTCCGTGTTTTACAATGACCATGTAGAAGTTGGAGACAAGATTGAAATTGTTTCGGCATCTACAACTGCCCAAACATCAGGGTTACAGCAGGGTCAACAATACACCGTCAGCAAGGTTTTCAAGCAAAATGGAAGTGTTGTGATTTCTGCGGCTAGCAAAGCACTGATATCTGGTGGTGAGTATGATACCCTCTATCAGGTTACTATAACAGCAAACAACCACGGGTTTGAAATAGGACAACCAATATCAATATCTGGGTTTGGTGACACTAAAATCGATGGGTCTAGGATTGTAGCTTCAGTAACAAACGCAAATGTCTTTGTGATTTATGTTGATCAAAATCCAAGTGTAACCATTACGGGTGACGAGATGGCTGCTAGAGCGGATGGGTTTCAGTTCATCACTAACCCATCTACAATGGCATCGTATGTCACGGATGGAGCCAGTCTAAAGTCCGCACCAATCTTCAGCAAGGAAGTTACCAGCGGAGTTGGATTCATTCATAGCCCCGGCGCACCTTGGGGTATTGTATTCCAGAAGCGTCTTTGGGTTCCATACTATTACGAGCCGACAGGAACAGATTTGGTTCCTACATACACAAAACGGGGAATTAACGACGAACTCATCGCGTCAGACATTCTAGATTCGGACACATTTGACAGGATCTACAACCAGTTCCGCACATCGGCTGGCACTGCCAACTACCTAGTCGCCGCCCAGCCATTCTACGACGACAACCTTATTGTCCTTAATAGAAATAGCATTCACAACATCAAGGGAACCCAAGGAAGCCTTGAAGACACTCAGGTTTTTGACATGACCAAGGAAGTTGGGTGCTTGGCAAGAAAATCTTTAGTACTCAAGGGTAACACGCTAATATTCCTTTCGGATGATGGTGTTTATGCGCTAGAATTCTTGAATGATTACAACCTTCGCGGGACTGAAGAACCTCTTTCAAAGAACATCCAGCCATATATCGACCGAATCAACAAAAGTAAAGCTGTAGATTCAGTAGCGGTTTATCACAATAACCGATATTATCTTGCAGTTCCACTAGATTCTGTTGTTAACGCAAACGATGCGTATGGAAACAACACGATTTTGATATTCAACTTCCTAAATAAGGCTTGGGAGTCAATTGATGTCTTTGGATCTACTGATTTCTTCGTTAACAACTTAATTGTTGCAGGATCTGGGGCAAGAGATGATATCTTTGCCGTTTCAACCAATGGTTCTCTGCACATAATGGAATCAACCGATGGGCTAAACGATATCTTGAGCGTTGGAACCACCAATCCGTCTGTTGCATCACCATTGATTTCCTCAATTTTAACTACCCGTGGGTACGATTTGGACACATTGGAGCGCAAACGCTTTACTAGCGGACAAGTCCAAATGCAGTGTTTAACTGGTGACATTGGCGAATACTCAATTGCGTTTTCTGCAGAAGATCCCGATGCAGCAACTACCATTGGAACCACCACCGAGTTGCTAGGTGGTACAATTCTTGGCCCATCTGATGCCAACGAGGCTGAAAGTGCTAACATCAGGTGCAGACTTGCTGGCATTCGCGGTATCACTGGAACCATGACATTGACAAGGACGTTTGGTTCTCCCAAAATAAACTCAATAACAATATCTGGTTCTGTAACTAACAGGCAAACAATCTCACAGAAGTAACATTATGGCTGGCGTAATTGACACAAACTATACTTTTAACCCAACGGACACTATTACGAGTGCTAAGATGAACAATATCTTGGACGAGTCTGTGTTTACGAATGATGCATTAGCAGATTCAACGCTGACAACTTCTAGCGGAAAGCTAAAAGTTAACATAATTACATCCACTCAATTAGCCACATCTTCAGTAACGGCAAACGCAATTGCGGATGGAGCGGTTAATCAAGCAAAAACAAATAACTCATTGATTCCTTCTGGTGCTGTTATGGCATTTGCCATGAATAGCGCACCATCTGGGTGGCTTGCAGCTAATGGTGACACCATACCTAACGGAAGTGGAACAGTTCAAGGTAAAACAGAGAACTTTGCCGTATTGTACTCTCTGATTGGAACAACATATGGGTCTGCTGGAAAACTTCCAGATTTACGGGGGTACTTTGTTCGCGGTCATGGTGAAAACATAGATGGCACTACATCTAACTCAAGTTTTGGTGAGAAAAAAGCAGACACTTTACAAAATATTACAGGAACTGCTGGAAGATTCCAGTCTTCGTTTGCTGGTGTAACAAGCAGTGGGGTATTTACTTTATCAGCAGGAACATACACAGTAGGAGGTGGTGGATCAGGTGCGTATCAAACTGTTGATTTCGATGCATCCCGCGTTGCTCGTACATCAACAGAAACAGCACCAAGAAACATTTCGTTGCTTTATTGTATTAAGATTTGATGAATCAGCACATTACCAAAGCATTTCATGACTACACATCACACAATATCAACTTTGCACACTTGCTTGACTGGCATATGTGCAATGGTTTTGTGCTATGCCAACCAGACTGCTTTGGGATTGGGTACTTTTCAGATTCATCTGACCCAACAACGCCAGTTGAACGACACCACTCCAACACTTTGTTCGTTACCTACTGCGCTGGATACATGCAGCCAATCCTGCACCTATTTCAAGACCAATTCGATTACATTGCATTCAGCAGAGACTTCAGCAAATCACCTAGGATAAGACTCTGGGACTATCAAAAAACACTTAACAGAATAAAATAATATGGGATCACTTTTTGGAGGCGGCGGAGGAGATATTCCAATGCCAACGGACATTTTTAAAGTCAACAAAAAGACTGGCAAAGACCTTACTGGAGGACAAATTACTGGTGTTGAGAGGTACTATCAAAACGCCCTTCCGGCATTTCTTGGATTGCAGGGTCAATACACTCCCCAATTCATGCAACAGGGGTTTGACTTTGGTAGCCAAGCACTGACTGGTCTCATGGGACTCCAGCAGCAGGCAGGGGCTGGGGCTGCACAGCAAATGGCAGGCCTTCGAGCACAAGAGCTTGGAGACATGACCGGACAAACATCGTTGTTCCGCAACCTTGCTGGCTCACTCTCTCCAGAGCAGGCCGCCATGGTTCAAGCCTCTCAAGATGAAGCTACCCGCGCCACCGCAGCCTCCCGTGGTTTGTCCATGGAAGAAAAGCGTGCAGCGTCACAAGCAGCCCGTGAATCATTTGGCTCTCGCGGAATGCTTGGTTCAAATGCCTCCATCGCTGGAGAGGCACTAGGACGCGAGAATGTCCTTGCCGCCAAGCGTGCAGAAGCCGCAGGAGCTAGGGAGCGTGCTTTCTCTCAAGCGGGTCAATTCTACACCACGCCCGGACTCTCCATGCTTGGTGCAACCCCAGCCTCGTACACCGCAGGCACATCGCTTGCAGGAACTGGTCTTGGCCTTGGTCAGAGCATGGGGCCGGAATTGGACTACAACCTTCCACTTACACTTGCTAGGGAGCGTGCAGGGGCATTGGATGCTAGAAACATGGCTCAATACGAAGCCGATCAAAAAGCAAAAGCCGCAAAAATGGGAACAATCGGAAGCCTTGTTGGTCTGGCGGCAATTCCATTTACAGGTGGACTCTCCGCTGGTCTTGGTCTTACAGGTCTAGCAGGTGGGGCCGCAGGCGCATCTGGCATGAGTGGTCTTGGACTCTCCGCTGGAATGGGACTAGCAAATATGTTCGGTGGGATTCCACGCGCAACTCCAGTCTAATAAAATTATGGCACTCGTAGCAGGACAAATACCCGTATCGGGATATAGGACTCCAGACTATTCTAGAGCGGCAGCGGCGGCAGGAGCGGCACAAGCAGCACCATATCAGATGATCTCTGATCTAGCTGGGCAGGCGAAGGACTACTTCAAGCAGCAGGGGGAGAAGAAAAAGGCATTAAAAGCCGCTTCTGCTCAAATTCAAGCAGCATTGACATTGATGCCGGAATTATCTCCAGCACTTTCTCCAATTGCAGATAGTATTAAAGACGAAAACATTCCGCTTAACGATAGGTTCGCAGACGCATCTATCGTTGGTGATCTTATCAAGAATAGCATTAGCGCAATGCAGTCACAGCAAATGATGAGCCTTCGCCAGCAGAAGTTTGCCGCATCTCAAGGTGGTGGTGGAACTAGCGGTGGAAAGAAATCTGGTGGCGATTCTGGGTCTTCTACGGGTGCATTTAACCCTCTTGAATAATTATGAATCTTCTTGAAATATTCACACAGGTTGTCCCAAATGCTGGGCCAAAAGCTAAAGAAAAAATTGGAAATGCCCAACAACGCATCGCACTATTAAGGGCTAGAGGATTTAATGCGGAAGCAGATGTTTTCGAGCAGGGATTGATGGGCAAGATTCAAAACAAAGCCTTTGAAACAATGGGCAATGATTTTGAGGAAATTGCTAAATTTTACGGATCAAACATTAAGGGTGAAGGCGCAACCAGACCACAAGACACCACAGTAGCGGACACAGCTAAAAAGGAAGCTACCACCGCTGCGACTATTGCTGAATTAAATCAACTTGCAAAAAAATCTGCTGAAAGTGGAAATCAATTTGATCCATCTCTAGTGCAATCAATTACAGCACTTGCTCAAGTAGACCCAGACAAGGCTAGGGAAATTGCTAAATCATCGCTTCCTATTCTTGAGAAAAAGGAAGAAGACAAAACGCCAAAGAAAACCCAAGCAGATGTTACATTTGAGCAGAACGCATCTGCGGCATTGCGCTTTACCGATCAATTAACTGACGCAATCAAGCAATATGGAACATTTGAAATTGCATCCCCAGAAGGATCTGCAAAACTTGGACAGCTTCCATATCAAATGGCAATTGCATACGCAAAGACTGTTGACCCAAGCTCCGTGGCGAGAGAGGGTGAGGTTGCCGCAGCACAGAAGTATTTAATTCCACTCGGGGTTGGCACTAGAAATGAAACTGCATTGTCTGCCGCAAAATCGTTTAGGGAAGATATTGTGGAAAGGATCAATCAGTATAAAAAATCAACTGGTGCAGATGTTCAAATTGACACTGAGCTAAAGACACCTGAAGAAAAACCAGAAGAGACAGTAAGCGGAATAAACTCCTACTTCAATAAATTTCTTAAATAACAAACCACCTTTAAGGTAATGGCATTCAATGTACCCGAAGAAGAAAAGCCCAAATTCAACAAAGCTGTCAAAAGTGGACTGGATTTGTTTGCAAAGGATGTCCAGAGAACTCTTGGGCAACTAGAGGTTCTTCAGCCGCAGACTCTGGTTGAGGCGTACAACCAGCCTGTTCAATCTCCCATCGCCCGTGACCTGACGCCACTGGAGCAGTATGTTTACGAGCCTCAGCCAGTCCCAGAAGTTGGTAGTCTAACCGAGATACCAGCGAGGGATAGCATGGTTGTTTCGCAGGAGCAGCCTCAAGTTCTGTCCAACTTTCGCAACCAAGCGGAAGCGCAATTTGACAGGGATATGGTGTCCATCACACCATACGAGCAAGCCATAACGGATGTTGTGGGAGCGGAGGTTGATTCGCTACGAAACGATGCTGGCGAAATCGCAAAATCACCACTAGAAGTTTTTTCTAAACCGCTAAACGCAAATAGCGTGCGTGCATTAGGGTTGGTCGATCAAGATGGGAATCCAACCGAAAGAGGTCAGTTGTTTTACAACCTCCAGCAGTCTGGAATGTTCAACGAGGATGGAACCATCAACGAAAAGGGTCAGGCGTATCTTACTTCAATTGAGGATATGAAAAACCCAGAGTGGTTCCAGCAACCCGGAAGCAAGGAAAAGTTTGATATACTTTGGGAGGATGGAGTTATCAGATCA